GGTGTCGGTGTGGCCTGCATTGTCGGTCACGGTGAGTTGCGACGTAAGTGCGGAGGTCCCAGTGTTCGCTCCGATGTTAGTGAACGTGATGGAGAACGCGAACTGCTGTGTCGCTCCCGGGTCACCGCTAATTGCCGCTCCGTTGCTTGTGCTTACGGAGTTGGCAGTATAGGTAGACGGGAGAGTGAGGCCGATGTTGTCCGTACCCGTGAGGGCGAAGGTCAGTTTCGATGAGTTGGACGTTCCGGAAATGGTTACGGTCCCACCGGTCTTGGCGACGGTCGCCGTGTCATCCATGTCCACGAACTCGGTTGCGCCGGACTGGATGATGGTAAGCGTCTTGCTCTCCACGCCGGACGCGGAGAAGGTCGCGGTGGTCTGCCTCGAAGAACGGCCGGTATGTACCGAGCCGGTCCACGATACGGTATCGTTACCGCTTCCGCTTGTCTTGTTGGGTTCAACCCATGATGCGTATGCCATAATTTTATTAGTTTATGAGTTTGAATTGTCGAGGATAAGGTATAGCGTTTCGCTGTCCGGCGTTGCAGGCATTTGGCTCGAACTTGTCAAGTAGACGTATTTCGGATACTGAGGATGATTATGGTTGAGATCAATTGTCATTGTGTCACCATTGGTAAGGGCAATGACCATCGTACCGTCTTGCTGGGACGAGACGGAGGCGAAACCCACGCCGGCCGGTCCTTCCGGCCCCTCCGGTCCTTGATGGATGTCAACCATATGTTCGGCCGCCGCCGCCGCCGCCGCCGCACGAATCGCAGCGTGTGTAGCATCTTGATATGCGCTTTCCACAGACTGGTGGTCCTGCCCAGCCGTACGGTGGTCATCTTCTGCTATGCTGTGGTCGTTGGCTGCAGTCCTATGGTCCTCCACGGCGATAGTGTGGTCATCTCCTGCTACGCTGTGGTCGGCCGCCGCAATGGTATGATCGTCCGCAGCTGTCCCGTGGTCGGCAGTGAACACCCTCGTCCTTTCTTCCTCGGCAGAGACTCGTGCTGCTTCCGCTACTTCCCTTTCATCCTCGGCGGTACTCGCCCGTTTGTTCGTCTCCACAAGGGCGACATAGGTATCTATGATGGAAGCGTCAATAGGGACGCATTCCGTACATGTATGTAATACTTTCGCCATATATCTATCGTTTAATCAACAACTTCTCCGATTACATAGAAGCGACCTTTATATTCGAGGACGTCATCCTTCTTCGGAGCTTCCTCGCCGTCCGTCGCTACGACAAAGGTGTAAGGGTATGTGTCGCCCACGAGGGCGATACCGTCCTTCCAGATGTCGATGTCCGGCAGCTGGTCTTCGGGGTCAATCCCGGGAGGCATCGCTCCGAACAGTTGACGGCAGAGGCGGTCCCACACAGAGTGGAAGGTATCCACCGGACATGGGCATGGACACGGGGGCGGAGCTGGGGCCTGGCATGAGCACGGCGGGCATGGTATCAGTCCGTCGCATTCGACATATGTGAGACCAGAATGAACTGCTTGCATCTTTATTTTCTGTTACTTAACTTTCCAATTGGTATTGCTGTATACATCGTTGTCAACCGCCCAATCGGGGTACACCCAAATTGTCTCCGGCTCGATCTCGAGGTAAGGATCAGTCACCGTCTCGACTTTTCCTATCACATAGAAGCGCCCCTTATAGAAAATCACATCGGACTTCTTCGGGTCGGCGTCTTCATCCTCCTCAATCGTAAAGGTGTACGGGCCGTTATAGCCTTCACCGTGATAGTACTCGTCCTCCATCGTGACTCCGTCCCTCCATGTCTCTATGGTCGGGATCTGCGTCTGCGAGTCAATGCTGAGTGGGACATCTTCAAACAACTCTTGGCATAAGCGGTCTTTGTCGGACCGGTATATCACCGGGGTGCGGGAACAGATCAAACTGTCCTCGTCCAGCACGACAACAGTCGCATCCGAAAAGACCGCCTTGTCCATGGCTTAATAATTTAGTCGCCGTAGGTCTTGATGTCGGTAGAGTTGTACACCCAGCCGTTGCCGGAACGGTCGTAGGCCACAGCCTCTCCGTAGCCACATGCGTTATAGGTTAGGACGATTCCCTCTCCTGCGCCCTCGCCCTTGTAGGTTACGAGGTAAAGGTGCTTCTGTTTGCCGGTAGCCTTCACAACCTTGTCGCCAACCTGGAGGGAATCGAGCTGGTCATTTGTCAGTTTAGTGATGTCTCCGACTTCGATCGGGAGCCTTCCGCCACCGAGGGCCTCGGCAATCTGCTTCAGCCAATAGACAATATCAGTCTTATTTGTGTTTGTCATTGTTAAAGGATTTTAATAAGTTACACCAAAACGTTCTGTGCATTCTGCTGACATATGGCAGCATGGTTCGCATCGCCCCTGGCGCCGAAGGTACGGGCGGCGATGAGCCACTCGAGTGCCGGGATGAGCACCTCGGGGATCGCGTCCTCCACGGTAACCACCGTGCCGGAATCGGAGATGGTCGCGGGCTTGGGGATATAAGTCGCCGTCACGTCCGACTTGGAGCTGTAGGATGAAGCGACCGAGTAGCAGTCGATCTCCCGGCACTGGGTAGTGGACCAGACCCCGTGGGACATTACGCCTACCGGCCTGGCTTCCTTTGCCATGAGGAACGGGTTGTGCTGGCGCTTGCCCATCTCGGATATCTCCGGGACGACTTCAGTGATCGGACGCTGGAACGAGACGTGGTTGATCTCCGCGACACGGAGGAAATCATCGGGCACCTTCAGGCGGATCATCTTCCTGGCCGGGATGGTTGTCGCACCATCATTGACAGTGCGCGCAGTTCCGACGGCTTCGAACTCGATGCTGTCGTTCCCGAACGTGACCTGCTTCAAGCGCCAGTACGGTGCGACGGAGAACAACTCAAGCGCACCGCCGTCGATGAGGCCGTCAATGAGGGTATAGAGCGGGTTCCCGTCCGATGCGTCGACGGCTATCAAATCCGCTGCCGCTATGCTCGGGGAGACCTCGTCCATCTTCAGCGCGACCCGCTGGATAAGCTGTGCTCTTGTCGTAGACATCGTTCGTTACTTCTGGATCTGGAAATCGTAGCCGGCCTTGGTGGCGGCGGCCTTCGCCTGTGAATAGTTCGCTCCTTCCTCGAACTCGATGCCGAGTTCGGTCATGCGGTTCTTCATCTCCACGAGGTTGCGGAAACGCTCGGAACCCTTGACCTCCGTCATTATCTCCTTCTCGGGTTTAGGGGCAGCCTTCTTCTCCTTCACGGGAGCCGGTTTCTCGACCGGGGAGAGGTCTTTCTCGGCCTCGAGGTAGTAGTCACGCCCGAAGCCGGTGCACCTCTCAAGGGCCTCCTGGATGAACGGGTCGCTGGTGGTGTACCTTGCGGTGGAGTCGATCTGGATTCCGCCGCGGAAGACAATCACCAGACTGTTGCCCTCCTTGTCCTTGATGTGGATGTCGAGTCCCCTGAGGGAGTAGGTCTTATAGGTCTTCTTAACCATACGTCTTTCTATTAAGAAAGGGCGGCGGTGACTGTCTCACACCACCGCCCTCGCTATGAGTGGATGACTGACTTAGACGGCAGGAACGATCCTGCGATGGCACGGCAGGTTCTCGAGGAACAAGCTGTAGGTCTCGTGGATACGGATGGCGTTGTCCACGCGGCGCTGGCCAGTCTTGTTGAGGTCGAGCTGGGTGGTGGTCAGAGGCTCCATGACATACTTCTTGACGAAGTTCGGGTCGATGACCATACCGCACTTGGAGAAGTAGCCCTCGAACAGGGAGCCCATAGGCTTGACGAGGAGCTCGCCGAACGGAGTCTCGATCTTGAAGACGCGGAGGCCGAGGACCATCTCGGTGTTCTTCGCCTCGAGCTGCTTGGAGTAGGAGCTGGCGTTGGCGATCTGCTCGATGAGGGTGTTGCCGGCGAAGAGGAGCCTACGGTCGGAACCGTTGTTGCCCTCGAAGATGGCCTTGCCGATGGAGTTCCAGTCCTGATCGGTCATGGAGCTGGAGTAGTCCACGGTGGACTGCTGGCTCATCTGCCACCAGAGACCGGTGGAGTGATGCACGAGTTCGCCCTTGGCGTTCTTGGAGAGACCGCCGACTCCGAAGAGGTTGCAGAGCTCCATGCCACGCTTGAAGTCCCAGAGGGTCTGCTCCTTGTAGACGGAGAAGTCCATGGCGACTTTCTTCTTGAGGAGGCTGTGGATGACGGACTCCTCGACCTGGGTCATATGGGTCTGGTTGTAGACCTTACGGCTGGAAGGCTGGATGGCGAAGCCCTCGACGGAAGCCTCGAGCTCGGACACTGCAGGGGAGAGACGCTGGAGGATGGACTCATCGTCGAGCGAAGGGATGCTGGCGTTCAGGGCGCCGATGCGCTGGACGGTCAGGTTGTTGCCGCTGACGGCCTTGACGATGACGGACACGGGCTGGGCGGGGCTGGCGCTGTCGAACTTGATGCCGGTGTCGACATAGCCGCTGGCCTCGTTGCCGATGGTGTGGACGATGAGGGTGTCGCCGGGCTTCCACATGTCACCGTTCTGGACGGCGAAGGTGGTGCCGGAGGAGTAGGCGCTGTCGAGACGGTCGAACACCTCGCGGGTGCCGATCTCCCAACCGCCGGCCTCCCAACTCTCGCTCTTCACGTTGTTGGCGATGGTGCGGGTGAAGGTGTCGATAGGGGTATCCTGGGGACGGATGAGAACGAGTTTCTTGTCAAGATCCTCGTCCATGTAGGCAGCCTCCACGACGTCGTTGCTGGGCGCGATGGCGGAGACGACGGTGGTACCGTCGATAGGGCCTTCGTTTGCGCCGGAGGCGAAGCTCTCGGTAACCTCGGCGGAGCCGGGGCCGACAATGTATCTCTTGAAAGGATACAGGGAATTGTACAGTTTCATTTCCTGATGGTGTTATGGTTGTTAGAACTTTCTCTTGGGGATGTCGTCGAAGATCGTGGGCTTACGCTTCGGCCTCTCGGGTGCGGGAGCGCTTCCACCCTGGAGGGCGGGGACTCCGTCACCGGCGGCGGCGGTGGCTTTCGTGACGCGGGCGGCTTCGATAGCCTGGTTCTTCCCGTCAAGCTCCGCGGCCTCGGCGGCCTCGGCAACGGCCTCGTCGAAATGCGTGGCCTTGTAGATAAGCTCAAGGGTCTTCTCGTCGAGCTTCAGCTCGGAGAGGTTGTCGTAGAACGCGTTGATGTCGTCGACGAACTTCTGCTTTGCAGCTCCGTCCATCTCCATCTTCTCTGCGAACTTGTCGATGTTGTCATAGGCGTCCTTCTCGTTGGCGCGCTTGCGGGCGCTTCTCTCACGAAAGGCCTGGCCCATCTTCTTACGCTCGTCGGAAGACTTCTGATAGTATTCGTAGTCCTCGTCACCTTCCTTGGCGACAAGGCTTTCGGGATCGAAGAACTTCGCGACGGCAGCACGGAAAGGAGTGCCGTTGACAATCATCTCGGAAGTGACGGCCGCGAGGTCCTTGTCGGAGTCCAGGAGATCTTCGATGACCTTGTTGTTGTCCTCGAAGTTCTTGATCTTCTCCTCGTCCTCGGCGAAACCGCGCTCTGCGAGGTCGTCCCATTCCTGGTCACTCTGGGGAGAGGCGTCAGGGTAACGACCCGCCAGCCGTTCCCGGTACTTCGGAAGGGCCGGGGCGGCGGTGTTGGTGATTTCTTCTTTCTCGGGCATAAGATATCGGTTAACGATTACGCCCCGAAAATAGCCGAATGGCTAATGATGTTGTTCACTATTTGTGAAAACCAATTAAAATTTATATCTTTGTAATAGTTAAACGCTTCAACCTTTAACCCGACCATGGAGACCACCACAAAAGGCGCGGAACGGAACAACGAGATAGTGACCTTCTTCTACCTGATTTTCGGCCACAGAGTGCACCAGGGCGTGGAACCGGACCTGGCCCGTAAGGAGGCTTACGACGCAGTGTCCCTGCGCTACGGGATCGGAAAGGGCCGGCTGCTGAATATCATCTCAGCGCAGAATAATTCCCGAAAAGTGAACAGGGCTGCTTTCCGAGAGAATGTCCGCGTGCTCATAACCGACATCACCTCCGTGAACGAAGAACTCGACTCCGTACGCTCACGGAATGAGCGGCTCATCCAGCTCCTCAACGACTGTTTGGAACATGACGGCAGATAAGGGGAAGATAAAGGAGATGCTCCGCATCGACCGGGAGCGCAGGCAGAAGTACTTCCGCACCTACGATCCCATCCGCGGTGACGAGCTGGGCGAGGTGGTGCCCCGCTCCAAGTTCAAGATTGAAGACAACGAGTACTGGGTCCCCAACGAGATGCTCACCGACCCGTTCGTCAAGGCGTACCTCAAGTACAAGACCCCGAGCGGGCTGCTTGTCGCGACCGGGCAGTATGACAACGAGGAGAACCGCAAGCTCATTCTCGAGCATCTGATGAACCTCCGGCTGAAATATGACTTCGAGTTCGTGGCCGCGTCCACTATCAAGATCCAGGACAAGGAGACGAAACGACCCATCCCGCTTATCCTCAATGAAGGCCAGCGCATCCTCATAGGCGAATACGAACGGCAGAGACTTGCCGGCGTTCCCATACGCGTCCTTCTCGTTAAGGCCCGTCAGTGGGGAGGATCGACCGCCACGCAGTGCTACATGTACTGGCTACAGCGTTACTGGTACGAGAACTGGCACTCCTGTATCGTCGCACTCGACCAGACCCAGGCGGTGAACATCCGCACGATGTACAAGAATCTCATCTCGAAGCTGCCGGCCTGGAGCGATCCCGTGTCCTTCAAGCGCTTCGAGGGTACGGAGCTTATCCGTATCATGCCGGAGAGGGGATGCCGCGTGCAGATAGGTTCGGCCCAGAAGCCGGATGCGTTGCGATCCTTCGACTTCTCGCTCGTCCACATGTCCGAGGTAGGCCTGTGGAAGGATACGCAGGAAGCACGCGGTGACGACGTCGCAATGGCCCTCTATTCCACCGTCCCGGATGTGCCCGGCACCATGATCGTCATGGAGTCCACGGCGAAGGGTGTGGGCAACTACTTCCACCGACAGTACCTCGCAGCCCTTGACAACAAGAAGTCCGGCACCATAGGCATCCGCCCCGTGTTCGTCGCATGGTACGTGGATGCCCGCTACACGCGCAAGTACTCAACCCGGTACCAGAACGCACAGAAGTTTATCGAAACATGGACCGACTACAACTGGTGGCAGTGGGAGCAGGGTGCGACGATGGACGGCATCTTCTGGTACAACCACTTCAAGAAGGCCCACCACTGGACAGACTTCCAGATGAAGTCCGAGTATCCGACTACGGCCGAGGAGGCGTTCCAGACCAAGAGCGGACGTTACTTCACTGACGACCTGCTGTCCTGGCTCCACAAGAATATTCGCAACCCGAAGTTCGTCGGGGATATCCGCGGCGATGCGACGGTCGGTGAGAAGATCATGGAGAACGTGAGGCTCTATCCGATGGACGCACAGACCGAGGTGCTGAAGATCTGGATTCAGCCGACGGACAACGCCCCCGCAGGGAAGAAGGTCAAGAACAGGTTCCTCGTCACCGTCGATGTCGGCGGGCGCGGACACCGTGCCGACTGGTCGGTCATATCCGTCTTCGACCGCATAACGATGGCAGGGGAGTTCGGCGCCCTGGAGCGTGCGGCCCTATGGCGTGGGCATGTCGATCCCGACCTCCTCGCATACAAGGCGGCGCAGATAGCGCACTACTACGACGATGCCCTGCTCGTCATCGAGTCTAATACCTACGAGACGAAGAACAGAAAATCGGACGATGCGGCCGTCTCTGAAGGCGACCACACCTACACTGTCCTCGACACTCTGGGGAACATCTACGAGAACCTTTACAAGCGCAGGACGACCCCCGACAACACCCGTGACAAGGCTACGCGCCACTACGGCTGGCACATGAACAAGCAGACGAAGTACATGGCCTACGACGACTACACCGTCCGCATACGCGAGGGAGACTACATGGAATACTCGCAGGATGCTGCCGATGAGGCCATGTGGCTGATGAACGCCCCCGGAGGAAGGATCGAGGCCATGGAGGGCACGCACGACGATATCCAGGATACCACCGCCGTCGGGTGCTATATCGCTTTCGGGGGCATGGAGCCCGTCAAAATACTTGAGGACGCCCCTCGCAGGACGTCCTCAGTAAACCATTCTCACACCGGCGGAGAATCCACCTTTTAGGTGAGGTTGCTGACCACGCTCTTCTTTTTGAGCTGGAACAGGCGCTGCTTGAGCTTGAAGAGCTCGGCGACGAAGCGCTCCGCGGAAATCTTGAAGAAATCCGGATTGACGATCGTGGCGTACACTTCCTTGAGCGTACCGTACTTGAGGCAGTTGTAGAGGCTTGCGTCTACAATGGTCAGCACGTTGTCGTTGTACGCAGAATTGTCCTGGATGGTGAACGACACACAGTGGTCGGTGGAGATCACCTCGTCATCATCGAAGGCGCCGTTGACCGAATTGGTGATCTTGGTCATCGCCTCATAGATGTCCGGGAGGATGGAGCGGAGAGCGACGTCGACCAGGTCCCTCTCGTCATCGGAGATGGCGTACTCGTCGGTGAGGGAGTTCCCGTCCTTCGTGGCCATGTTCTTGCACATGTAGTTCGACATGAGGGAAACGTCGTTGAAGAGGACGTCCTTCTTATAGTAGAACTTGATCTGTCCAGTTGTTGATGTATTGATCATAAGGCTATATTGTTTTTGATTTATAATGGTCTGGCGGGCCGCTCGATGCAGAAGCGGCGGAAGTTGAGGATATGGCGGATCTGCTGCTTCTCGACCTCGCTTCCGAAGTCGGTGCCGCGGCCGTACCACTTCTCCAGCACCTTCGCGATGATGAACTCGAGGCAGTGGGAGGCGAGGGCCTGGCAGAGGTCCGACTCGTGGTTGCTGGTCATCGCAAGCGTGTAATATGTCGTGATGAATCCTGTGTCGGGGTCGCGCTCGTTACGGATGCCGCCGCCGTACTTGACCGTCCTCTTCGCGAGAAGGGCGGACAGCTCGGCAAGCGAGAGCCGGTAGTAGCGCTCGAAGAAGGCGCGGTCGTCGTCGGTGATGACCGTCTCGTCGTTCTGCTTCGGGTTCTCCGACACGCGCTGGTATGACGCCATGAGGGACTCGTCCGTTACACGTTCAAAGACCTCACTTTCGTGGACTACGATAGTCCAGACATTCGTGATTGTTCTGTTGATTTCCATATCTCTCCTCCGTTATCTGTTTGCGAATTGCATCGTGGAAGTCATCATGCCGGGGTCAACATCAGGCAGCGACGCCTGGATTTCGGCGAGCTGCTGCTGGCTGACTCCCTGACCGTTCTGGATCTGCGTCTGGGCCTGCCCGATCTTATCGATAAGGTCCTTGCCGAAGGGGACGCCCATCTGTGCGTACTGCTGGATGGAAGCGGCACCGTTCAGCAGGAGGTTGGCCATGAGCTGCTCCTGGAAGAGGCGTACGACCGCGTGGTCCATAGCCCTGCGGATCTGGTTGTGGAGCTTGTACTTCCGCACCTCGGCCGCGATGTAGTGCCTTGCCTCCTCGCTCGATCCCTCCGGAGCAGGGGAGTAGCTGTCTCCCAGGTACTGCTGACTCAGCTGGATGAGCTTGTAGTCGCGCTGCTCGAGGAACCATGCGAAGGCCTCGGAGTAATCCAGCACGTTGATCTGCGAGTTGGACACCTGCTGCGCGTAGAGGGAAGCCGGGGTTCCGGCCACTGCGGCCTTCCCCTGCATGGCGCCCTGGACGCCGGAGATATCCATCATCATCTTCATCATGAGGTTAATCATCTCGAACTGGCCGATGTTCACCTGGTGCCCCGTCAGCTGGGTGGGAGGCGTGACGCCGTCCTTCATCTTCAGCTTGATGACGCCACGATACTTCGTCCACTCTTCGACGATATCCTCCAGGTCGAGGTCGTCGGGGATGCTGTCCTCGTCAACGAGGAGCACACCCTGTTGGCTGGCGCTCATAGCGAAGTCAAGGTTGATGAGCATGCGGTTCACCATCCTCTGCTGGTCGATGAGGTCATGCACCATGCCGTAGGCCTGACCCTGGAAAAGCGGGTAGAACTTAACGACATAGCAGTGGCTGTTATGCTGGTACGGGTTCTCCGCCTCCCAGAGGACATGGCCCCAAGGGGAGAGGTGATAGTAGACCCACCTGCGGACGTACTTCTTCTCGTACACGATCATCAGCTGGTTCGCCGGGTCGTCGTAGTCGACACCTATCTCGGCGGCAATCTTCTTGCGGCGTGCGATCTCCTCCTCTATCTCATCCTGCTTGTTCGGGAACTCTCTCGTGGAGTAGGTATCGTAGGACGCATCCGCGTAGTCGTGGACAGTGAGGTCCCAGAAACCCTCCAGCCTGCAGACACGTATGACCCTGCAGTTGCCGTCGTTCGCAGTGCCAAGGAAACTCTTCGCCGCAGGATTGGCCTGCACGAACGCCTGCCACATCACCGGCAGGACATAGGACTCGTGGTGATAGATATCCTCCAGCGCCTGCTCCTGGGCCTTGTTGTGCGCGTACTTGGACTTCACCTCATCCAGCGGTATGTCTACGAAGTCTCCGCAGAAGTGGACATCCTTCCCGGCCACATCGCTCGCATCCGGGTTCTGGAAGTAACGGTGGTAATCCAGTGAGCGGAAGAACGGCATGGGCTGCTTCAGCACGTCGTCATACGCATATCCCGTGATGTAAAGCGCAGCACCGGTGACGAGGAAGGACTCGTACTCTCGGGCGTCACGCTCCACGGAGTCGTTGTAGCGGAGGACATCGTTGAGCTTAACGCTCATCTGGTCCGCCGCCAGCTGGCCGCCCTCGTCGGAGGAATAGACCACCGACTTGTACGGGGCATCGCGGAACTGGCCGAGCACGTTACGCACGATAGGGCGGATGAGGTTATGCTTGAGCGCAGGACGGCCCTGGCTCTTGATATACTCCTCCTCCGTAATCTTCTTTACGCACCCGCAGCGGTCCTTGACCTCAACCAGATCTCCCCACTGCTTGCCCTTGTAGTAGTCGGCACTTCGGTCCGCCTGCATGCGGTAATGCCAGAACGCATCGTTGCACTGGCCGGCATAGGTCAGGATTCTCAGGGACTCCTTCGTACACTTGAACTCGTTCCCGGTCAACTGAAGAGTGCCGTCAATGCCGACCTTCGTCTTCGGCCTGGAGGTCCTGCCGGCTCTCGACCGGAGGACCTTTATGTCTGTTTCAGTTACTCGTTTCATATATTACCGAACTATCTTTTATTCGTCAGTTTGTAGGCCTTCTCGGCAAGGGACTCCTTCGGCTCGTAGGGGATGCCGTTCTGCATCTTCTGCTGGACGTGGTTGTATTCCTCCTCCATGAGACGGTCGACGAGGCTTCCCTCAGCCTGCGTGTACTTCAGCCATGCGTCCTGGACTTTCTTCTCAGCGGCATCCTTCGCGTCTTCGCTGGCGTTCTTATCCTTCGCGAGCTCGAGGTACTCATCCTTCGCAGTCTTCCACTCCTTGCGGAGTTTATCCATCTTCTGCCCGCTCTCGCCATGCTTCTCCCTCATGCCGTGGTAGTACATCTCTCCGAGTATGTACTCGTCGCTATTGAGGAGTTTAGTGACCCTTGCTCTCTGAGGGAGATCCTCCGGGTGGTCATACACCGTGGCAGCCTTGATGTCCTCGCCAGGAGCGGCGGAGCGGATTCTCTTGACGACATCCTCGGAAAGTTCCTTGTAGCGCTGGAGAGCGTCACTGTTGAAGCTGTCCCTGCGGTCCTCTTCGAGATACCCGGTGAAGCCGCTGATGAACGGGAAGTTTTCGTAACGGCGCGGGTGTTCGGCATCGGCGAAGATGACCTTGGTCATATCCTCGACGAACGTGTATGCACCACCACCGTATCCTTTAAGAAGTCCGCGGATCGCTCCGGCGGGAATATCTTTATGCCATGGCAGGGTCGAAGTTACTTCTGCCAGTTTGATGACAGCCTTGTTGAGAGCCTCCGGGGTACTGGCGAATGCGCTCTGCGACAGCGGCTGGGCCTCATCATAGATGTTCTCCTTCCATAGAGGGATGCCTGCGAAGCTCCTATTGGTAGCAACGTCCATGATAGGCGCTGCGATATCCGGCATCATGTTCCTGACAACGGACATGGCGGGATTGTCTCCCGGAGTGTATCCCTCGACAGGGTTGACAGGCAGTAGCTCGGAGACGACACCTATCACCTCGTTCGCGATGGTTGGAGCATCCTTAGCTGCGTACTTGCCCTGGACGAGGGCAGATACCATCTCGCCCATTGCATAGAATCCCTTGTATTCGATAGGCAGTGCAAGCACCAGGTACCCCCACTTGCCGAGTTTCTTGAACGGGGAGCCGATGATCATGTTACTGCGCCTCACCCACTCGGGGATGTTCCAGTACCAGTCGGGACCCATCTTCTCGTCATCGTCACCATCACCGCCATCGGAAGCCCCTGCGATCATTGCGTTAAGCAGGGAGTTGACGAAGCCCATCATGAAGTAGGTCGAGTCGACAATACCCATCCTCCAAGGGTGTGTCTTGTGGAGACGCACGAACTTGTCCAGACCTTGGATGGCAGGGTTGATGAACAAATATATCGTTCCAGCCAAAGCTGATGTCCATCCT